CCACCGTAATTCTATCAAAATTACGGTGGACTTATGGCGGAGAGTAAGGGATTCGAACCCCTGTGGCGTTGCCGCCTAACGGTTTTCAAGACCGCCCCGTTATGACCGCTTCGGTAACTCTCCAGATATGCAGATAGAGAAACAAGACGCCGAAATCGGCGTCTTGTCTTTTGGCGGAGAAGGAGGGATTTGAAGCCTTTAAAAACGTCGATATATCAGCATATAGCCGTCGCGGTGTGTAGACGCTGTGTTCAGCATATAAGGAGAGTTTACCGCCCTCCCTTCCGCGAGGCTGGCTTTATTATAAGTTCATCCTCCGCTTTTGTCAACCGCCATCACCTCGGCAACCCGAGCGCCCCGGCCGCCCTGCTTGTGCCCGTCGGAAGGCTGTTTGTCACCGTCCCGCTCTCCAGCCTTGCCCGTACACTGCTGCCCACCGCAGTAGAGTACGGGTTTTTATACGGCTTCCAGCTCTTGTTCTGGATCTGCCACAGCGCCGCGCGCTGCTCCTGCGTCAATCCGCTCACGGAGTCGATCGCCGCTTTTGCCATGCCTGCGTTCAGAGATGTCTTGCCGTACTTTTCTTTGATTCCCTCCGTTGCTTCATACACTTCAACGTATTTCTCCGCCGGCACGTTCCACTGGCGCACCGCCGAGAATTTCACGGCGATGGAATCCGGCATGATCGCCTGCACGGCCGCCGCTGCCGTCGCATCGGAAACGCCGCTGTTAACGATTGCTTTGTATTTCTGCATAGCGGTCACGCTGTCCGCGCCTTTCTCCGGGGTCAGTGCTCCAATCGTGCGCGCGAGTGTTTCCGCCTCGCTCGTGCTGACGCCCGCTCCGGTGATTTTCTCATACGTTTCGGCCTTTGCCTGCACTCCGGAGTAAAACACCAGATTGCTTTTCACGGCCGTCTTCTGGGCGCCAGAAAGGTTCATGCGATCCACCTCCGCTGCAAACTCGACCGCCTTTACGGACGCTTTCTCGTTGTCCCGGTTGATCCGGTCGTAAACGTCGTAGCAATCCATGATGCTGTCCCACGACATTTTTTCCGATCGCAGCGCGCTGAACTTCACGTCCTTTCCGTCGCCGATCATGGCCGAATAGATCTGCTGTTTGTATCTGTCCGGCAGATCCGCGTTGCGGATCGCGTCGCGCTTTGCTTTTGCCGCCGCCTCCGGGTCGTCGTCATCCACACTGCGCACGGCCTGCATGGTTTCGTACACGGTCTTTTTATCCGCCCCACTGGCGACGATGTCCCGATACGCCTGCGTCTGCTTTACGGTCAGGCTTCTGTCGCCGGATGCATAGAACTCGTTCGCGTCCTGCGTCGCATTCGGCCCAAACAGCACCATCTGCGCGCCTTTCAGCAGGCCCTTCGGCCCGCTCGTGTCCACAGGATACTTCAGCCGCTCGGAGTCTCCATACCCGGAATATGCACCGCCGCGCACAAGCGTCTCGACGCCCTTTCCGGTCTTATAGATCTGGTTGCCCATCGGCAGCCATGTCTTCAGCTCCTTCGGTGCGTCCTCCGCCAGCTTCTGCGCCGCGTCTTTGCGCGTGTCCGCATCTTTCCCGAACACAGCGGTTTTTGCATCGGAAAGCGTATTTACCGGAACTGTCGGCAGCGGCATGTTGCTGTCGCTTGCTCCCGCCATGGAAAGCGCATTTGAGATAAACGGAAGGTCGCCGGATGCTGTATACCGCAGTTGGTCCCACGCCGCTTCCGTGTCAAATTTCTGCTCCGGCTTTTCCGTTCCGAGTTCCCGTTCTCCGGTCGCCGCTTCCAGCGCGTTGTCCAGCGCCGTCAGCAAGTACTTGTTCGTGCTCAGTCCCTCGCCTGCGCCGATAGCGCCGGTCACATATCCGATCACGTCGAACGGCGCCGGCGTTCCACCGTAGAGCCATTCCGTCAGTCGGTTGAAGAGGAATGCCTCCAGCAGGTACTTTGCCACGAATCCGCAGAGCTTTTTCACGGCTGCAGTCTTCCCCTGCGTCTTTGCCATCGTCTGAAATTCCATCGGCAAGTCGTGCGAGATATGACTCCATGCGTTGGCAACCTCGAGCTGGAACGTCGTCAGCGCCTTCGAGAAAACGTTTTTGTCCTCAAACGCCATCGGCTTCGCGCCCTGGATGCGGTTGCCCACCATCCTGCTGGCATATTCATCCGCCGCCCTCATTGCTTCCTCGTGCGTTGCGCCGTTTTTCACTTCCTGCAGGTATTTTGCACGCACGATCACGCGGCTGGCCACGTCGTCCACCGCTTCGAACGGGATAGCGGCAACGTCCATCACCTTCCCCAGCCCCTTAGTTTCCGTCAGCTGGTCAATTCCCCGCTTACCGGTCAGGAAGTCACTTGCGCCTTCCCATCCGTCCGCCTTCGTCTCCCCGGTCACGATGTCCCGGACAGCTTCTGCGACATTCCCCGCTCCGACTTCTGCCGCCAGCATCGGGATCTGTGCCGTCTGGTTCAGTGCGGACGACAGGTTGCCCACGATGGTGCTCTGGCCGAAAATGGCCGATAGCTTGTTGCCAAGGTTCAGAAAGTTTCGCCCGAACTTGTCTTCAAACACGCGGTCTACCTTCGTCTGCTTCCCTGCCAGTTTGTTTGTGTAGTCATCCAACACGGACACGAACTGCCCGTACTTCGTCATTCCGTTGATATTTTCAAACAAACTGTCGATGTATTTGTCCAGTGCCGCGTCTGCCTGCTCCTCCGTCAGGCGCGTGCCCTCCGCGATCCGGTCCGCCGATTCCAGGAATACGACCTTTTGCTCCAGCGATGCATTGTGCATCTCTCTCGCCTGCGCAATCCGGTCGCTGATCCCGTCCCGCGCATACTTCCCGCGAAAGTATTTTGACATTTCGCGCAGCTTCATGATGTCGTCCGTGTGATATAGGACATTCGCCATGTAGTTGACGTAGGATTCATAACCGCCTACTGCGTCATATTCTACGTTATCATTGCTCGTTTTCGTTCGTTCTAGGAAATACGGGTTCCACTGCTTTCCTGGCCGGAAGCTGTCCGTCCTGCCCGCGATGGCCGTCGGCAGCTCCGACACCTGCGCGTCGATTCCGATCAGTTTCAGGAACTTTGCCGTTCCCTCCTGCGCCTTCTCTGGCTGCATGTGCGGGGCGTACCCCTTCACATAGCCGATCGGGTCATACCCATGGCTCACAAGGAATTCGTTGATCAGGTCGTAGAATTCGTTATAGGCTTTTTTGTATCCCGCCGCCGCTTCTTCGATTTTCTTTGCGTCCACGTCCGCGTCCTGCAGCCGCGCCTGCGTGTCCAGCCACGCCTTGTACCGCTCCACGAGTTCCATTTGCTCCCGTGGAATGTTCATTTCCGCCGCGGTCTTCTTCACGTCCGTGCTCGTTGCCGCATCCGTCACGCGCTTTTGCATGTCCGGGTCCAGCTTGCTCACCTGGTCTGCCACCGCAGTCCCTTCGATCACTCGCTGCACCAGCGCGCTCTCCGATTCGCTCAGGTCGAACCCGCGCACGCGGTCAAACATCCGGTTAATAAAGCGGATCTTTTCTGCGGAATTTTCGAGGATCGGGTCGAAGAACTCTTCGTTGATTTTCTTCCCCAGTTCCTTCCCGAATGTTTTCTCCACGTTCCGCTGCATCGTGTTCACCTGCAAACTCAGCGCGCCCGGTAGTTTCCGGTCATCTGGTGTCCCGAATAGCTCCTCCAGCTTTGCCTGCCACTGCCGCTGCGCGGCGTATTTGCGGCTCCGGATCAGTTTGCCCGCGTAGTCGTTTTTTGCCATGTAGTAGTACGCGAGCTGCGTCACCTTTTCCTTTGACATGGTCGTCGGTATCTGCTCCGCCGTGTACGTTCCGCCCACGATGTTCCCGGCGCTGTCGAATGATGCCCCTTTTGCGATTCCCTGCGCAAATTCTTTCTCTGCCGGTGTCGGGTTCAGCTCCCGGATTTTCTTCTCGATGTCCCGGCTCGCCTTTTTGGCGTATTTCGCCTCTGTTACAAGGTCGTCCACGTTCGTGATCGGCGCAAACGGGTGGCTGATCTTCACGCCCATCCTTTCCGCGTGCGTGCCCGGCTCCACAGGGGTGTCTCGCAGTTCCTGCCGCTCCGCCTCGTTCTCCTGCGCCTCGCGCATCACGCGCGCGTTTTCTTCCACCGCCGAGCTGCTCGTGTTTTCTCCGGTCAGCAGTCCGTGCTCGCGTGCGTAGCCTTCGGCCGCAGTTCGTGCGCTTTCTTTCGCCTGCGTGCTCTTGACATCTCTTTTCGATTCTGATACCATATTACTTGCAGAGGCTTCACTCTCTATCCCGCGTTTCCAACGATCGTTGTTGCGCGGTTGAGAGTTTGAAGCCTCTGTTTTTACATTTGTCAAATAGTACAGGTTGTTTCCCTGGTCTCCCACATTCACACGCATTCTTGCGACGCCTGGCAGCTCTCCGAACATGGCTTTCGTTTCAAAAATGTCTGTCCTCTTCAAGTGGCGCGCCGTGTGCTTTGACGGCTCGCTTGCCATCCACTTCGCATTTTCCACAATTTCGTCCAGCTGCTCCAGCATTGCCAATGTATCAGCGCTTACCGGCTGCCTCGAAATAATCTCGCCAATTCCCTTCGAGCCAATGCCGATTTCGTAATACAGTCCGTTCGCCAATGTGTTCGCATTCTTGAAGGTCTTACCCATGAACAAGTCTTTAATAATCCGCTTATATTTTTTTCTCGCCGTAGCGCTTTCGACAGAATCAACATACGCGGATATCTCGTCGATTTTCTCCTGTGGTATCTCAACCACTTTGTACACCGCATTATCTGCTCGCACCGGAAGCCCCTGCGAGCCTGCGATTTCTGATCTCTCTGGCAAAAGTGGCATAGCCTTCGAAGTTCGTTCATTTTTGCTTTTGACCTGCGTATCGGCAGACGGCAGCCCCCGCACATCTGCAAAATTGCCGCTTTCCTGCGCGTTTGCCGTGCTTGCAACCGGTTCATTCACAATTTTCGCCTGATTTTGTGAATGAACTTGCTGAATTTGCGCATTCTGCTGCAAAATCTGCGCATTTTGTGATTCTGCCGCTCGCTTGATGGTCTCGCGCTGCTGCGCCTTGGTTCCGGCCAACGTCTCGCCGGTTACAGTTTCAAACGCTGTCCGGAGCTCGGCATTTGCAAGGATCCTCTCCGCCTTGCTGTTCGTCACCTCGCCGCCCAGCAGTTCCCGCACCTGCGACTCCGCACTCACCTGCCCCATTGGCAGCTCGCGTACTTCCGTCACCTGCGCCGCCGTCGCTGAATTGTTGGCTTCCTGCGTGTTTTCCTCAACGGTTTGCGCCTTCGGCAGTTCCCGCACGTCGGCCTGTACGTTCCCCGCCGCTCCGCGCGCAAGCCCTGCGGTTTTTCCGACAATCGTCTGTCCTCCGCCGAGGATGCCACCGACGGTCATACCGAGTCCGAATTCCTTCGCGCCCGTCACGGGGTTGAGCACGGCGTCCTCGTCCTTCGTCGAAAACACCTTGTTCCCCTTGTTGTAGGTCAGGTTCTGCAGCGCGCGCTCCAGCACGCCCTGCACGACTTCTTCCTGACCTTCTTCCGCGGCCGACTTGATCCACGATTTCAGCGCGCTCTCACTCACCTGCAGCTCACCCGGCAGCTTCTGAATGCCGCCGCTCACTTCGGCCGCCGCATTCACGAGTCCATTGGCCATGGCAAACGCATTTGCTTCCCAATCCGATGCGCCGTCCGCTTTTGCGTCCTGGTAGTTCCGCCCAGCCACCTGTGAAAACGCCAACCAGAAGTTCGGATCCTTCGCCATTGCCTGCGCCATCTGCTGCGCAGTGACTGCCGAAGTTTTCGCGTTTCCGACGATGCCCGGCAGTGTCGCGGCAGCCCTTGCTCCGCCTGTTGCAAGCTGCGCTTCCGCACTCCCGCCCATTGTCATCATCGCCATTATTGCCTGCGGCAGTGCTGCTACAGTCGACGTGCCGATCTCGTCTGCGATCTTCTGCCCCTTCGTGCCGTTCTGCATGTTCTTGCCGTAGTATTCCTGCGCAGCGTCCGCGATCTGCTGCTGCGCCTCTGCTAAGTTGGAAAAGGGATTATTCTCCCAGCCCAATTCTTTCAGCGCGTTGCCCGGCAGCCAGCCGAGCGTCTGCGCAAAGCCGTTTGCCGCCTGCGTCACGCCCTTCCACAGCATACCCTTCCCGGTCTCTTTGTCATCCGGCTGTGCCGGCGCTTCTTTCTCCGCCGCCCAGCGCTGGATGTCCGAGCTGTCCCATTTGCCGGCAACTTGCTTCCCGAGGTCGGCCACACCCTTTTCGGCGTTGTCCACTGTGTCGATTGTCTTGTCGAAGATCGTGCGCGGCAGGTTGCCAATAGCGTTTAAGTATTCCTTTGCGTCCTTCGTGCCGAGCTTCAGGTACTCGCCGAATGAAAGTCCCTTCGGCAGTTCCGGGTTCTGCGTTTTCTTCTGTTTCTTTTTCTCGTCGAAATGCATCGTCGCGTAATGGTGCACCGGCTCCGCCGCCTTCGCGTTGAACGTCTGCATAAACTCGCCGGTTGAAAGTTTCCCCCCCGACGCAGGGGGCCCGCCCGCCCCCTGCGTCTGCGTTTTCTGTGTTCCTTTCTTCAGCCCATACTTCCGCATGAACTCGCCAGTCGACATTGCCATGGTGTGCCCCCTTAATCTCTGTACTGGTACTTCAGCCGGATTGCGCTGTCCCTGGAGATCAGGCCGTCTTTTTTCGCCTGGTCGATCTGCGCCCGGAGCTGCTTGTTCGTCCATCCCGACTGCTTCGCCTCAGCCAGCTTCGCCACAAAATCGCCAGATGTCCAGTCCTGCGTCTCCTCGGTTTCTTCCTGCGTCTCCGCCGGTGTATAGCTGTAATCGCTGTAGCTATAACCCCCGCCGCCGCCCGTGCGTCTTGCGCTGGTGCTCGCCGCCTTCAGCGCGTCATACTCTGCCTTCATTGCCGCAATCTGCGCGTCCGTATACAGGCGGTTGCCGTTACTGTCCGTCACCTTTTCGTATCCTGAGAAGTCTCCGTACTTGGCCAGGTTGTCCGCCGCCGCCAGTGCGTAGCTGATCTCCTGCTGTTTCCTTTCCAGCTCCTGCTCCTGCTCGTAGTTTCGCTGGCTCTGCAGCCCGCTCATGATGCTGCTGTAGTTGGTCAGGTAGTTGCTGCGCGCCGTCTGGTCAGCCTGCGATTTTGCGATCTGCCGCTGCAGCTCCGCTGCATTTCCGGCAACATCCAGTGCCGTCATCGCGCTTGCGCGGCCGCCCTCGTTTTCTCGCAGCGCCTGCTCATACGACAGCCTGTTTTTCAGCAGCGAGCTCTCCGTGGCGCCGCCCGTGTACCCGGCCCCGGCCAGTTGCTCCGGAAGTGCCTTCTGCTCCTTCATCATGTCAATGTAGAGCTGCCGATCCGTGCTGTCATACTTTTTTTGCGCTTCCTCTTTCTGCTGCTGGAGCTTCAGCATCGCAAGCTCCGTCTGTTTGGCGCTCTCCGTTTCGTTCGCCTCCAGCTGCTGCTTCAGTTGCTCCTGCAGCATGTTCAGCGTGCTCTCGAGGTAGCCGGTCTCCTGAGCCTTTTCCGCCGCCGTCCGGTATCCGCGCTCCAGCTCCGCCCGCTGCGCGTCATCGTAGTCTTTCGCGTATTTCTGGTAGGTGTATTCCGGCTGATACTGCGTTATACCCTCGCCAGCGATCTTCTTGTTCCGCTGCTGCTCGTAGTAGGCCGCAGCGGCGTAGTCGCCGTTTTTCGCCGCCTTCTCCACCATGCTGGCGTAGTCCGTTCCCACGTTGTAGCTCGGCGTGTATCCGCTCTCGAGCCGGTTCATTTCGTCCTGTGTGTACTGCTTTGCATACTGCGCATACAGGTTCGACGGGCTGTAATCCATGCCCTCCCCGGCGATCTTCTTGTTCCTCTGGCTCTCGTAGTACGATGCCGCACCCATGTCGCCGTCCGCAGCCGCTCGCTGCATATATTTTGCATAGTCCGTGTCCTTGTTGTAGCTCGGTGCAACGATGCCGGTCTTTTTCTGCCCGTTTTCGTCGATGTAGCTGGTTGTCTGCCCTGCGTCCATAGTAGCCTCCTTATTGTTTTCCCCGCCGGGTTCTCCGGCGGGGATGCTGTTATTTATCTTCGTCCGTCTTGTCCTTGAGCTTTTTCAGGCAGTTGATCAAAAACTTCGGCACCGGCGCGCCGAGCTTTGCCGCATTCTCCGTGATGCTCCCGAGCTCCGTCACGATGTACCAGATAGCCACCAGCGGCAAAAATGCCGATTTGTATTCAAACGGCAAGTCAAAACCCAAATCACCATAATTAATAATCGCCGACAGCGCCACGTCCAGCAGCAGTGCGACCAACATGGCCACGATGCTGCCCAGCTTGTGCCACAGGCCGGCACGCGCTACAGCGCTATCCCACGATCCGGTCGACAGTGCGGCCCACGAGCCGGTCGCATAGTCCAAGATCATCGCGGACAGCCACACGATCACAAGCCAGCCCGTCCATCCCCAAAAGGCTGTCATCGCTGCAAAAATGGCCGTGATCGCCGCCTTCAATTCCATCGCTTTACTCGGTGCAGTCATATGTATTCCTCCTTTACTTTTCATCGACCATGCGCTGGCACACGATCATCGTGCGCAGCGCGTCCTCGCTGACGTTCAGGTCGCCCCCGCCAACACCACGAAGCGCGCCCCGGTCAACCAATTTCTGTGCCTCTTTGCGATAGTATTCCGGCATATCGTCGATAGAATGATAGTGCGGGGTTTGGGCTTTGACGTAGCGCATGCCGATAATCGCGCCGCGCACGACATCTTCAGAGATGTCAATAGCCCCATTGCCAGTGCCTTTCAGAGCGCCAGCATCCATCAATTCCTGAACCTCACTTCTGTACCATTCAGGCACGTCATCAATCGTCTTGTACTTCACCATGTCATCCTCGTCCTCCTCGTCTGTATTTTTTGCCGCCATCGCTGCGGCAACGTCCGCCCGAAACCCGTCCATCGTGTAACCCATGCCGAGCTGCCGCCACAGATGCTCCGGGTCAACGTGATCCGTGCCAATGCCCAGTTTACCGGCCTCCGCATGCGAGATGATATCTTTGTTTGGATCAAGCCCAAACTGCGTGCAGAGCCATGCAAACAGCTCAACCGCTGTGTTGTACGTACCAGTCACCTGCGCGGCCGCACGCGCCCAGTTGGAGCATACAAATGTCGCGCCGCTGGTATAGCGGATGCAGTCCGGCTCGGTCATCTCCACGCCGATACTGTATGAGTTCGCTGCGCCGACGTGCATCAGTCGGCAATCCCACGGCGCAACCTGATATACCGTGCCGTCTGCCTGCAGCACAGCGTGCGCAAAGTACCGCGCCGTCTGCCACTGCCGCGCAAAAACGGCGGCGCTCGGCTGCGGACATCCCACGCTGTGCAGCACCAGCTTGCGCACCGGGATTCTTGTATACTGCTGATACAGTGGGTTTTGCGTCACAAACGCCTCAATAACATTCACAATATTCACCTCATTCACCTCATTCACCGCTGAATGAGTCGATAATTTTTTCCCGCCTCGATCGCGGTCTTGTCCGATTTCGCCCACATGCCGTTTGCTTTCCGCCACACCGCAGCGGCCTGTATCTGCGTCCCTGCGCGCTTGATGTAGACGCCTGTGCCGGTCGGCGCTGTTTGCGTCGCTTTGGCGTACAGCGTCAGATCTGCGGCCGTGGTAGTGTACGACAGGCTTGTGCTGACGCGCTGCGTGCACGCTGCGTCGCTGTACCATCCGTCAAACGCCGCGCCCGTCGCCAGCGTGGCCGCGAAGGTCACGCTGTCACCGTCCCACGGCTCCGCATCTGATACGGTCGCGGATGTCACGCCACTGCCCGCCGTCATCGCTGCGCAGACGTAGCGCTTGAAGTACAGGGTAAGCTGCCCGACCGAGCACGCGGCTGCGATAAAAAGGTTATCAATGTGCAGATGATATCGGATCGTTGTCGCCGATGTCGCCCCAGTGACCGCCGTACTGGTAAGCCCGTCCTGCTCACCGACCTCGTCCGAACACAGCACCTTGTGCGCCTCTATGCCGCCAAACTCTAACGCGCAATAGTTGTTTTTGTTTTTTATAGACGCGCCGCAAGCGATACGGCTGTCTGCCTTTACAGGGCGTGCCTTTGCGTTCGGGAACAAAACAGCTTTTGCCGAAGCATTGAAGATTGCATAGCCGGATCGCGCGGTAGATTTGATGACAACGCCGTTTCCGTATGACTCGACACCGATCGCACAGTTGTCTGCCGTCAGATACTGCTTTGCGTTGTCATATACGATCCTGATCTGCCGACCTTCGACCCTCATGCGCCGTCACCTACCCGGTGCGACGCCACGCTTCCGTCCGTCCTGTAGTAGTACACGATCATGGCGTTTTCTACGTCCTCGAACGCAACCACCTGATGATACAGTGTCCCGTCGTAAAACCAGATCACCTTGTTTGCCAAGATGTACTGGACGATCTCGTCGATGGTGCTGTCCGCCGTCAGGATCAGCATATAGTCCCCGCCGACCTCCTGCGCGGTCGGTGTGATGGTGTGATAGATCAGTTCGTTCATTTTGTATCACCCCAGATCCAGATAGATGTCTCCGTCTGCGCCGAGGCTTGCGTCCGGTGCGCCGGAGCCGGTGTAGACAGTCGCAAACGTCAGCGCGCCGGTAATGGCGTTGCCTGCCTTGTCGTGCGCGGTCGTGCCGGACAGCAGCGCGTCTGCCGTAACCGTATCGGCTGTCAGGTCGATCAGTGCCCTGCCGTCATATACGATCTTGCTGACTGCCATATCGTCACCCGATCGTCACAGTCGTTCCGCCCGCAGGGTTCGCGGCCTCCGCATAAGGGATCGCCGCGACCGTCACGCTCGACAGATAGTCATAGCCGCTGTCCGGCGACACAGTCTGTGCGGTCGTCTTTGGCGTGGCGCTTTTGGCCTGCGCCTTGATCGACGCGCCGGAGTAGCTGCCCTCCACGCCGAGGATGGTCACGCCCGCTTTGATGTTGCCCGCGATGATCTTTGCCTGCTCGGTCGAGCTGATGCCCACCTTGCCGCTGCCGTTGTGGTAGCCCGCAGGGACAGTGTACTCGCCAGCTTTGGTGGCGATCGTGCCCGTCACAGCGCCGCGGTTCGGCATCGTGCCGGTCTTCTTCGCGCCCTTCACATACGCCGTCTTGCCGAGCAGGATTTCGCCTTCCGCGGCGGTGGCGTCGCCGGTGGCGGCGTCATACGCGCAAGTGCCGGTGATCTCCTCGCCGTCTTTCCCGTGCGCCGTGATACCCGCCAGCAGTTTGTCCGCGGCCACGGTGTCGCCGGTCAGGTCGATCAACACGTTGCCGCCATAAATAATTTTACTGTATGCCATAGTCAGCCTCCAACGATAAAAGTTACGCCGCCAGCGGCGTTCGGGATCTCCCGCGTCGGGATCATGTCGATGCGCACATCGTCGCGCATCGTCTTGCTGCGCGTTGGCAGCCGCTGCGCCGTGATCAGCGGTGTCACGTCATATGCGCCGTCGTAGTAGTCGGCATTGCCCTTTTCCACAACGACCGCCTCGCCCAAAGCCACGGAGAGCTTTTCCGGTTCTTTCACAGCGGCAGAGACCTTTCCGACCTCGTGCAGCCGCACCGTCATGATATTATCCATGCCGCTCCTCCTCTCCGCGCTATGCTTTGTACCGCCCCACAACGTAATAGCTGATCTGTGGGGCGTTAACAACCGCATCGGATGCTCTCACGCACTGATACGCCGGGGCGTGCGTCAGCCGCGTACCTATGTCGTTTTCCGTGTTTGTGGCAAGCCAGATGTTGCCGTTTGTGACCGTTGGCGTCGCCGACACGACCGGGTTTGCAACAAAAGCAAACGGATACGCACGCGCTTTCTTGTTTACCGCGAGGCCCATCCACGACGCGGTATACAGTGCACCCCACGTCTGTGATGTCATTACCAGCTCGCCCACGTCGAACGTCGCCCACATCTCCGCGACGCCGCTGTGCCACTTGCGCCATGTCCATTTCCCGGTCGTGCCCTGCGATTCGATGTAGTCCGCGCCGCCCGCTGCGGCGTTATCTGTGTACGCCTTTGCCTCCGCCAGCGCATCCGATACTGCGGCTTTCACAAGCTGGATCAGCTTCTTAATTGCCGCGCTTCCGCTTGTCTGCATGGGTCATCCCTCCTCAGATGGAATCCCAGAGCGTCTGCACCTCGTCAGCCGTCAGCTCTGTCAGGTCGATCGTTCCCGCAAGCACGTCCCACTTGTAGCTGCCGCCGCCAACGTCCACGCACACGACGTTCGTACCCGCGCCGTAGGCATGGCCTGCTCCCTCGACGAACGCTGCCGTCGTGGTAAAAGCATCGGTGACGTTGTACACCCAGCCCTTGTTCCCGGCCGCAGCCGTCGGAAGGGATTTAAATGCGATCGAGCCTTTCGGCGTATATACGCCGGAGATCGCGCTGTTGATCGCCGTCTGCACCTGATCGGCCGTTTGCAGACCGGCCACTTTTCCGTCAACATACGCTTTCGTCGTCGCATCGTTATCGTCGGTCGGCGTGGCGACAGCCATACGCGCGTAATACAGAACGCCCCCGCTCACTTCTCCCGAAAAGCGGCCTGCATTCTGCCCCGTGCATTCCAGCGCGATTTGTTTTTTGTGGTCGGAGCTATACGCGGTCACGGTCTGGCCGGAAATCATTTGGCCGGCCACTGTGCCGCTGGACGTCACATCCCCCGTCACCGTCAGGTTTCCGCTGACCGTCCCACCGCTCTTGTTCAGTTTTTTGTCCAGCTCTGCTTTAATAGCCTTGTTCTGCACCGGATTTGTGGACGTGTCCGAAACGGAGTCGTCGACGGTCACACCACCGGCCGCAATCTTGCTGTCCACGTAGGCTTTCGTCGTTGCGTCATTGTCACCGGTCGGCGTGCCAACAGCGAGACGTGCGTTGCCGCTCTTTCCTGTGCTGCTCGTACTGACGATACTCGCAGCGTTGTCGCCGGACGGCATCAAGCCTATGTGGGCCAAGCTCCCCGCTTCGCGTATGGTTATGCTGCCTTCGGCTTCCACCGTTCCTTCAATAATCACGTTTCCGGCGATCGTGCCGCCGGTCTTGTCCAGCTTGTCGTCCAGCGCCGTCTTGTCGGCCTTGTTGGCAAGCGCCGTCTTGATGATCTGCATCAGCTTGTTCAGGGCATTCTGCCCTGCATATTTCGTCGCCATAGTTCTCCCCCTAAGCGTTATTCCACATATTGATGATCTCAAGAATTGTGAGCTCTTCATCCTCATCCACGGCACCGACATCCTCCGGCGCCAGCTGCACATTTCCGGCGTTATCCGGCAGCACGCGGTTGACGCTCTGCACTGTGCCTCCGCCGCTCCCACTGCCACCGGACGGCGTACGCCAGCCGGTATCATAGTCGCTGTCGGATAGCTTCGTAAGCGTCTGGCCGGTCTTACCGCCCGGAGGTACACCCGGGCCGGGCGGCCCCGGCGGGCCTTGCAGCAGGATACCGCCGAGGCGTACCGTCAGCGAAAACCGGCCGTTCGCCGGTACGACCGCGGGCATTTACAGCACCTCTTCGCTGATGGCGTCCGCGACCTTCGCTTTCAGCTCGTCAATCACGCCGAGCACCATGCCGCCCGGAAACTGCACACGCACGTCTACGCGGATGGTCTCCCCCTCCGGCAGATCGAACGTCTCTTCCTGCGTTACCGGCACGATGAAGCAGCCGAGCGTATCGTTGTAGGTGATCTCACTCGGATACAGCTTGCGAATGGTGTCCCCGACATAGACCTCCACCTGCTCCACGTCATCCGCGTGCAGCGCGGAACCGTTGAGCTGGATCTCCAGCGGAATGCCGTAAGCGTCGCCCTGTTTGATTACAACTGCCATACCATCACCTCATGCCATATACCAACCGGACGCGAAAATCTCACAGTTCCGGCCCGCGACCACGCCCGTCGGAATTTGCACCGCCAACTGCCCCGCCTCCGTAAAGTAGGCGAGTGCGCTCGCCTGAACGATGTTCTGGTCGCTGTCCCTATAGACAATGCGAGCCGTCAGCGACGACACATTCAGATCACGCAATGCGTGATCTGGCCCCGCAGACACACCCGGCCGTTGATAATCTTCCCCTCCGCTGAAGCTGACCGTTACTGTTTTGCCCACATCCGCAGCCGCCAGCCCTTTGAGCGTCAGGCTGAAAAACATCAGGCCGATCGAGTGCGCATGCATATACAGGCCTCCGTATGACGTGCAAGCGTTCCCCGGGGATGCGACCGTTGCCGAGATATCTACCGCCGTGCGCATCGCCTTATATGCCACTTTTTCCGCTGTAACCGCCCCACGCGCGATCTTGTCGTTCGTCACCGCGCCGTCGCACAGGGCTCTTTCCGTCACGGACGCATCGCCCATTTTTGCACTATTGATCGTGCGGTCTGCAATTTTTTCGCCCGTCACCGCGCCGCTCGCAATCTTCTTTTCTGTCACGGCATAGTATCCGATCTTGCTTTCCGTTACAGACCCATTTGCGAGCTTTGCCTCCGTGACGGCTGCGTCTTTCAGGCGGTACGCATCTACAGCGCTCCACTTGATCGCGTCGGTGTCGACCGCGCTCATCGCCAGCTTGCCCGCCGTGACTGCGTCGTCCGCGATTGCGGCCGTGCCGACTGCGCCGTCTGCAATCTTTTCTGCCGTGACAGCTCCGTCCGCAATGCCGCCCTGCGACACACCGGCAATCTGACTCTGCACATTCTCGATCGCATCCTGCACGTTATCAGCGTTGACCGCGGTCGTCTTTTCAAAGCCGACGTTTCTTGCCGCCGTCGCAAGCCCCAGCTCCTGAATCAATCTCTTGAGTGCTCCCATCACCGTCTTTGCGTCCGCGTCAAACCTGCCCTTGAGTGTTGCCGCCTTCAGCCGCTCGATGCGGTTCGGGTAATTGCTCAGCTTCGATACCGTGCCAAGCTCATCGTCAGGAATTGTGAATGCCATTTGTGACCTCCTTTACTTCCCGCCCGGCCTGTGGGCAGGCCGCGTTCCTGCATGCGTAAATCGCTACGCCGTACTCATCTCGGCGCAGCAGCATCATTTCAATGCCGCACGTTTTGCACGTCACGTCATCACGCCCCCTTCGTCCTGCGGCGACAGGTAGCTTTCCGGCACAAGGCCACCCGTCTGTGTGAGTCCGCCCTCTGTTGCTGCCTGCTGTGGCGTTTCAAACTGCTGGCGCCAGCCGTCGATGATCTCCTGCTTCTGCGGGATATCCAGCACCTCCAGCTCTGCCGCCAGCACCTTGTAGTTCTGCGCGGTTACGTTCATGGCCGCCAGTCCTTCCAGCGCCTTAAGTGTCGCCTGCTTGCTGTGCACGATTCCGTCGCCTGCCGAAACGATCACGTCCACGCGCGGCCAGTAGTCATACTCTTCGCGCACGATCTGCCCGCTCACGCTGTCCACGATCGCCGGCATCGTCTCCGTGTAGTTTTTGGACAGATAGTCAAAGCTCACGTCTGGCTCATCTTTCTTCCTCGATCCGATGTAGATGTGCCGCGTCGTGTCGTAAAACTCCTGCACGCTCCAGTCGATCAGCTCGTACAGCCGCTCGAATCCGGCCGTTCTGTCCGCGGTCTTAATGTTGGCCTGCTCTTCCGCGTCCGAGCGCAGCATGGCCAGCGCTGTGGCCGTCGTCTGCCGCGTCGTCTCCCTGCCCTGGCTGCTGTCAAAGTTTCGGTTCGTGCGCTGGATCTGCTCCGTGATCCATGCCACGCTGTCCGCCGCATTGCGCAGTGGCTGCAGTCCGCCGAGCCGCTGCACGCCGCTCAGCCGCCCATCGCGCACGACGATCTCACCGCCCGGGCGGTTGTCCAGCTCCGATCCATCTGCCAGCGCGTTCTCTTCGCGCACGATCACGTCGTTGGACATCATCGCGTCATTGAGCTGCGCCATGGCGAGCTTCCGGTCGCCCATGTCGATCAAATCCATGATCGCAAACAGCTCCGACTTGTTGTAAAACTGGTTCTCGTCCCGGATACGCCAGTAGTGCACGAACGGGAACAGGTGGTTCTGCCGGCAGGTGTTCTCCCAATAATTCGGGATGTACTTCACTTCGTGACCACCCACAATGATGGAACAGGCGACCGCCCCAGCCGGCACGCGCACGCCGTTTTCCTCCGTCTCCTTCGGCTGCTTGAACCAGTGCTCGAGCACCGTCACCGTGTCGTCGTCCTCGTTGATGGAGGTCGACAGATCAAAGAGGTTCAGATCCTGCGCATAGTCGTTTGACAGGATGTGCTCCGGCTCCATGCCCAGCTCCTCGATCGCTTTGCCGTACTGCTGCACAAACACGACTTTGTGCATCCGATACAGGTGAAACACATACTGCCCCGCCTGCAGGCCGCGTTCTCTCGCCGCCGGATCCGGGTAGATGCTCTCGACCGGCACATCATCCACGCGGATGTCGCCCTCGTTGACGCCAGTTACCATCGTCGGATCCCAGAACACTTTCCAGAATGCGTCCCCCAGCTTGATCAGCCTGCGCTCGTTCGCCGTGTTTTTGTCCTTCAGCCGGTTGTTGTCGCACACGAACCGCGCCGCGTATTCGCGCTCCTTTGCCTTCTGCGGGTCCATCCCGTCGTCACGGCCGCGAAACTCCGGCTCCGGAACCGTCGCGCAGATCTGGCTTTCCACGTGGATGAACGCATCCGGCATCACTGACGGTGCAAACGGCATCTCCGCATCGGCATATGCCTCCTGCGTCTCGCCTGTGATGTCGTGGATGAAATTATAGTAGTCGTTGTAGCGCTCCCAATCCCGCTCGGTCGCTCTGCGCGCGCTCTGCGCCTTGCCGAACAGCGCCTGAATGGTCTGCTCCCTGTGCTCCCGGTCAGAATAGTCATAGCCGGTCACTGCCGGCCGCTCCCTGTCTTTCTTCCGTTTCAGCATATCCGCTCCTTATCGCTTTGCAAAATTCCCGGCCACATAGTGCTTCGTAATTGCAAACACGCCGAACCCCTGCTCGTTTTCGTGGTTCACCACGATGATCTGCAGCCGCTTGTACTTTTTCACCTTCGTGTTGAGCATGATGTCCGTCGGCCCGTCGTAGGTCTCGAACGTAAAATCCGTAAAGTCGATATCGTCCCAGTTGAAGATCGACCGATACCCGGATGCCACCAGCTTCTCGGCGTCCTCGTCCTTGACGACGTATACCGTCGCGCTGGTCTTCTGGTGCGGCTTGATCGTCACGCTCGCACCGCGCTTGATCATCGTCTTGAGCACCGTTGCGTCTCCGTCATCGTCCACGCGCGTTGCCCAAATCGCCTCAATCGCCTTCCCGTCGTCGGAAAAACGGCGCATATCGTCCCAGTCACTTGAGAACCTGCAGATCCGTCCATCATCTGTCCCGAAATACAGGTGCTCGTCTGCTCCGTCCTTGCGCACCATCCAGCACACCGCCGGAATACCGTCCCAGTAGTACCCCTCGTAGATGTAGTCGCTGTTGCTCGCCCGGCGGTAGCTGCGCTCTTGCCGGCCGTCGAGCACATATACCACGCCGCCGCCAACGGCCAGCAGAAACATGCCGTTCCACTGCACGGCCGTGCAGTCTGCGATCCCCCGCTCCTCCGTCAGCATCGCGTTGAGGTACCAGCTCCGGTTTTGCGTCACGCGCCCAGAGGCGTAGCTGCTGCTCACCAGCGCATAGATCCCCGTCCCGCTCACAAACATCGGCTCATCGAGCAAGTTGGCAAAGCACCCCGTGCTCACCGCGCCGACGCCTGCCAGCGCCGCTTGCACGGTAAACACCGCCTTTCCGTCGCTGTCGAGCGTCCCCTTGCGGATCCACACGCTGCTGTCCTGCGCGTTTTCCTCCTTCACGATCCCGAGATATTCGCCGATCCGGCAATAGCCCATGATCCGCACGCCCTCGAGCCCGACGGCGCTGTAACTCAAATCGGGGATATACGTCGGGTCGTTCACGGCGCTCGTCCAGTCCAGGTTCGGGTGCTCCGGGTTGCCGGACAGCACGATGCGGTTCGTCGCGTTGATGCCATATGCCGTGATGATCGTGCATTTCTTGATCCTGTCGGCATAGCCGCTCACAGTGTGCGGGTACTGGATGCGGACGTTGTCCTCCTGTCCGGCCGCCGGCGCTTCCGGCGCTGTGCCAAACGTCACGCTCCCGGCCGTCCGGTCTGCCGTCCAGCCGCTCGTGATCTCCTCACCGTTGACCCACACACGCACATTGCCCTCGGCGTCGATCACACCGTCGAGCTGGTACACCTTGCTCGTTCCGTCCGCCAGAAACCGATTTTCCCGGTATCTGCCCAGCAGGTTGATGTCCTCATACGGCTCGCCGCCGCCTGCCGGCTTGCGGGCAATCACCGTCACCGGGATATACACGTCGTCGCTCGCCGTGATGTCCGTCACCGTCGTGCCGTCGTAGCGCAGCAGCTCCCCGCCGGTCACGATCCACAGCTTGCCTCCCAGCAGCACGCCCTGGCTCCTTCCGTCGTGGAGCCCGGCCATCAGCTGCACCGGCTCCGCGTCCGTGTCGTCCCAGCTGTACAGCTTCGTCCCGATGTGGGCGACGGATTTCTGCGCCTCGCCGAACCGCGCCGTCCACATTCCGTGCACGGCTCCGCCGCCCACTTTATGCAGCGTGCGCCAGCCGCAGCGTTTCTCCGGCATCCCGCCGGAGTCTGCGACCATGTTGGTGCAAAGGGGGCTTCGCCGCCGGTCGACCAGGCACGGGTCCGTGGAAAAGTCCACGCCCTTGAACGTGTTGTAAATCGTCGTCTTGATATTGACTCCGCTCCTGCTCGCCATTGGTTAAGCCCCCCTGTAAAAGCTGTTTGCCACACCGCCGCCGCTTGCGCTGCCCGGAATGCGCGTGTCCAGAGATTGCAGCATCCGCTCGAACTGGTTCATGTATGCCGAGTAATCCACCACCAGATCCGGGAACAGATGCTGCGCCGCCACGAAAAACGGCATGGCCTGCGCGGCGTCCTCCGCCACCTCAAACTCCGTGTCGTCGGTCGTCTCCGCGTTGATCGTCTCCGGGACTTTGAAATATTCCACCTCAATCGTCCCGGCCGTGTCCCGCTCGGGGATCACGATCTTGCTGCCCTTCCAGCGGTATTTTCCCGTGATCTTCCCGTCTCGCCACACGCGGTACAGCCCGCCGAAGTTCCCCGGCATGCTGTATTCCGTCTTTCCGGCCGTGCGGTTGATCGTCTTCACGGCGACAATTCGCTTGACCATGGCCACGCGCTTTTGCGCGATGTCGAAAAAGTCTGCCAGCTTCAGTTCGATGTCCTTGTCCTCTGTCAGCTCGCCGCCCGAGGAGTATTCATCCAGCAGCTCATAGACTTTCTTCTTTCCTTCGCCCAGTGTCATTTCTTCTTGCCCCGCTTGATCCTCTGCACGGCTTCGGCATAGGTCATGCGCTTGCCCTTCGCCGGCTGCTGTTTCTGCTTTTTCATGCGTCCCTCCGTATACGGCAGCGCCGTCGGGCGCGTCTGCGCCCGGCGGCTTTGGTTGTCTCTATGTCAGGCCGGGTTCGAGAAGATGATCTGTCTCGCGTCGCCCCAGCCCAGGCCGAAATCGACGTAGCCCGTGAAGTTCTCCTTCAGCGGGTCGGTGTCTCCGTTGTCGAACACGGTCGGCCGCGTGATGTACACGATCTTGCACAGTTCCTTCATCAGGGTCGCGTCGCAGATCGCCCACTGCTTTTTTGCAAAGCCCAGCGCGCCGCCGCCGATGACCATGTAGTGCAGGTCATACAGCGGGTTGGCCGCGTTCGTGTCGTCGGCCGGGTTGCCGGTCGGGCGCAGCTTCGCGCCGTCGCCGCAGATCTTCTTCGCCTCGGCCTCGAGGTCCGGGCTGACCAGCAGCGTGTTGTAGTCGGCCAGAAACGGCAGGCCGTCCGGCGTCAGCAGCTTGCCGCCGACCGTCTGCGCCTCCGTGATGGCATCTACGCTCAGCGCCTTTTTGATCAGGTTGCTGTACGTGCCGGCCTCCGGGTCGGCGATGTACTTGCGGCCCTGGCTGCCCTTGCTGGCGCACGGGTGGTCAGCCGCGGCCCACGCCTTGCCGTCGCCGCCGGCATAATCCGAGTTGAATGCGTTGCCGAACATGCGCAGCGCGTGGGTGTACACGGTCATCGCGGCCGAGTCGCCGAGGCGCTTGCCCACCTTTTTGCACTCGCCGGTTTTGTCGATCTTGGCCTGCTTGTAGCCGACCGGGATCGTCAGCGAGAACTCGCCCGGCGTGATGATGGTCTTGAAGCCGCGCTTCATGTCGCCCTTGTTCAGCTCACCTGTGTATTCGCGCAGCTCGCCGTAACCGCCCGTGCCGGTCAGCTCGAAGTCCACGCTGTTGCTGTTCTCCTCGCCCATGATGGCGAGCAGCTTGTTGAGTCGGTTTGCATAGGCAAAATCGAAGGATTTGCCCACAAACTTGTAAAGGTCAGTTTTCCATGCCTGATCCATTTTGCTTCCCCCTTATCTCAGTGCGTGGCTCTTCGCCACAAGTCCGATCTCGCCGTGCACGAGGTCGATCTGCACGACCTTCACCGGCAGCGCCGCCGTCGCCGTCAGCACCAGCGCCTGAATGTCCGCGTCGAAGTTGCCCTTGGCAAACATCAGCGGCGGGAAGATCATGTACTTGTCGCCCTCGCAGATGGTGCCACCGCTCGCGGTCGTGAGCGTCTTGCTCGTCGCCGTAAAGTCGGTGATGCGGCGCACACTGCCGATCTCGTCGGTGTTGGTGCTGCTCGCGCCTTTTTCGGCCAGCACGATGTAGCCGCCGTTGAGGTCGTCGTCCGCCAGCGTCGCAAGGTCAGTGCTGACAAAGGTCGTCGCGCTGCCGCTGGTCGCGGCCATCACCGGTGCCTTGCAGCGCATGATCATGCCCGGGTCGTCGTACACGAGGATCTTCGCGCCGTTGCTGCGCGGGTTGATCGCATCCTCGGCGCCGCTGTGGTTTTCCTTTGCCACGCCGAGGATCGCGCCGGTCTCGGCGGCCGTCGCCGCCACGACGAGGCCCTCGCTCAGCTTCACGACCTGCCCGGCCTTGATCGCGGTCGTCTTTGCAATGTCGTATTCGTGGACACCGAAGGTAAAGCCGCCGTCCACGTTCTGGTATGCTCTCATGTGTTTTTCTCCTTTCAGCGCTCCAGGAACTCTTTTTCCGTCATCTTCAGCTCCGGATTGTTGCGATTCCACGCCTCGAGCGTCTCGCGCTGCTCCGCGGTCAGGCCGCCCCCGGTCGAGCCCGTGCCGTTGCCGGCGCCGCGCGCATTGCGGCTGCTCGCTTTCGCGGCCGTTTCCTCTGCCACCGAGCCGACGAGGTCCAGATAGTCCTGATACAGGTCAGCCAGCGGCTCCACGCCGTAGCGTTTCCCGCAAAACCGCCGGAACTTTTTGTTCTCGTCCAGCTTCGTCAGGTCGACCTTCGGAAATTTCTCCATGAACGCCTTCGCGTCCGCCATGATAAACGCGCGCCGTTCGTCCTCCCGCTTCTTCGCGTCGGCCTGCTCCTGCAGCTCCGCTCGCTTCTGCGCGGCGAGGCGTTTGTCCTCATCCTCCCGCCGGATATCCTCTTCGGTGCGCTGCTCGTCCTGTGCCCGCTGCCGGATCTGCTCGTCATGAAAACGCTTGGAATAGTCCTGGAATTCCTTCCAACTGCCAAACGGCTTCCCGGTATACGGGTTCGGGATGCCCGTCGCCGCGATCTCCTCGTCGAACTTCTTGCGCATCCGTTCCTCGGTTTCCCGTTCCGCCTGCTTGCGTGCGGCCTTCGCCGCCGCGTTGAGCTCGTGCGTCTGCTTCCGGCCCCGGTCGCCGTCGCCGGGTTCTTCCGCGCTTTCGGCCGCGCCGCCTTCCGTCTCCGCCTGCTCCTGCCGGTCTTCGTTCCCGGCTTCCCCGCCGTCCTGCACTTCGGCCTCGTCGATTTCGTCAGTGATCGGGTTTTCGTTGTCCATGGTGATCCTTTCGTTTGCCGGTGTCCGCCGCGGCCGCGAATTTGGCATAGGTCTCCCCCAGCCTGTCCCCATCGTACATCGCGCACCCCCTCGGGATTTCGTCAGTTTTTTGCACACGCATAAAAACAGCGGCTCGCATTTTCTGCAAGCCGCTCGCGGTTGTTTTCGCTATCATAGCATCTTCCGCCGTTTCCTGTGTTCCAGCTGCACGATCAGCTTCTCGTGCTTTTCCTCCGGCCGCTCGTCCACCGTCTGGCGCCCCTGCTCCCGCGCCATGTGGCAGATCGCTGCCGCCATCACCAGGTCGTCGTGCTCGCCGGCCATCGCCTCCGGCCGGTCGTGCTCGTTGCGGGCGAATACCATCATCTCACCCAGCGTCCACTTGCTCCGCACCAGCTCCGGCACCTCGTCCATCACGCTCCACAGGTTTGCCAGCGCCACCGGCCGCGTGCTTTTGTCCGTCCGCCATCCGTTTGCGTCCATCAGCTTGGCCGCCTTTTTGTCAAACCTTTTCCGGCGGTAGAGGCTGGGGTATGCCCATTCTTCCAGTTTCAATTCGACGTAGGTTGAAAAGTTGATTTCCACCGCCAGCAGCGCGCCGTTGTAGTACCGCCCCAGGCAGTATAGCTGCCGTGCGTATGCCGGCTCGCTCAGATCCTTTTGCAGCTCTGCGCATTGCCGCCCGTCCGCGTTGTCGATCAGAAACGCCGTGAACCGGTCGCTGCCGTCCCCCGCCGTGTCGCATCCGGCCACATACGGGTGCCCGTCCTCCGGCTCTTTCCATATGCGCACATAGCCGTTCTTGTCCTCGCGCCACTCCACGTTCTCCGGCTTCCCGTCGGCCGCCTCTGTGTAGGTAAAATATCCAACATGCTTTGGCTCCGGCGCCCGCTCCCGCAGCCGCTCCAGGCTTTCGTTGTCGAAAAACGGCCGGCCCGTGAACAAAAACGCCTCCTGCGGATTACTCGGGTACTCCTGCCGGAATTTTTGCACGTCGCCGCCGCAGTTTGCTTTGATGCACCACCGCCTCCATTGCAGCTGCTCGTCGTCCAGGCCGTAGTCTGCGCGCATCTGCTCCTCATCCTCTGTCCATTCCGTCCCCGGCGGCACCGGCCGCCGATAGTCCGGGTCGAGATACCACGCCAAAAACACCGGCCGGAATGCGTTTTCGCCCGACACAGCGCCGTCCCAAAACGTTTTGAACTCGTTGTATCCGTTTGCCGTGCTCTCCATCACCACGCACGTGTCCTTGTCGTCCGGCACGGCCTGCAGGATGCCCAGCATGTTTTCCGTCATGTTCGGCCAGAATGCACTTTCCGAGCAGTGCACATTCCGCAGGGTAAACGATCGGCCCACGCCGCGGCTCCCCGCCGTCACGCATCGGATGCGGCTGCGCAGCCCCGGATTGCGTTTTTTCTCCACGGGATCCTTCGTCGGATTTTCAAACACGAGCTCCTGCGCGTTGCTGGCCTTCAACATTGGCTTGATCTCCGGCGGCAAATTGTCGTAGAAGAGCTTGTTCATGTTGAACAGGTTCGTCGTCGCGTCCTCCACGTGCGCCACGATCAGCGTAAAAACGTTTGCGCGCGTCGCAGCGTCAGCGAAAAACAGCCCCTCCACCTCCGTGCTGGTGCCCAGCTGCCGCCCCTTCAGGATGATGAGACGCACGGGCCGCCCCGCGTCATGTTCTTCCTTGATGATTTGGTACAGCATCTCCTGTGCCGGCTTCAGCCGCAGCGGGATGATGTTCCCCTTCTTGTCGCGGATCTTCAAAAAATGCTCACAGTATTGCTTCGGATTCCGGATGTCGATCACTCAAAACTCCCTCCCGTCGTCCGGAAGGCTCTGCAGGAATTCTTCCACGCCCTTTCTCGTTTCGCCTTCCTGCTTCGGTGTCTGCCGGAACATGCCCATGCTCTCGCCAATCTTGCCCAGCGCATTCAGTGCGCCCTTCGCGTCAAAATTCCACGTCCCGTCCGGCACCCATGCTTTCTCGTCGCGGTCCCACTCCAGGTGCGGCACTGCCTCCATGCACCGGTTGTACACCTCCAGCAGCTGGTTGCCCACCCACTCCGGCGTGATTCCCTGCCGCTTGTACAGGTCGATAGCCCGCGCCCTGCGGTATGCAGCGATCTTCGGCAGCTTGAGCATCCGGCTCGCCTGGCTCTCTGCTGTCTTGGCCGAGTACCCGGCGCGGATCGCCGCCTCCTTCGGCTGTCCGTCCCGCTCCAGCTCCGCCACAAAGCGTTTTTGTTGCTCGGTCAGCATCCGCTCCAGCTCCGCCAGCGGCAGGTCATAGACGTCCCGCTCATCACCACGCATCGTAAAATCGCCTCCTCAGTCTCGTCAGTGTCTCCTGGCTCAGGCCGTACTCCATGCACGTCCGCTCCCACGAGATGTCCGTCGTCAGGTACGCCAACAGCGCCTGTGCGTATTCCGGCCCCGCGGCCGCGCACAAGCGTCGTATTTTGTCCTGTGTCTTTTTCGGCTGGCGTGCAAAGTTCCTGCACGTGAAAAAGATTGCCCCCTGCTCGTCGTAGCTCTTGCTCACACTCCGCAGCCGTTTGAACTCCCGCTTCATAGTCGCAGCCTCTTTCGCTTCGCGCTCGGCCGATCCGGCATGACAGCGCGGACATATCCGTACCGCAGCCCCGTTTCCTCGTCGTCGATAATCGTCTTTTCTTTTACCAGCGCCCCTTCCGGCGCCTGGATGCCGTCCACGTCGCACACGATCACCGGCTCCGTGTATATCGGTTTTTCCAACCCCCGCGAGCTGCTCCACTTTTTTGCGTGCGCATCCTTGCAGGCGTTGGATACCATGTAGCGCGCGATCCCTGTGTAGTCTCCCCGGCCGTCGAGCAGGACGTAGCCGCACTGATCCTCCGGCCAGTACCGCGTCACCACTTCCCACGCCGCGCGATCCATCACAAGGTGGTGGTGCAGCCGCACCTTTTTGCCTGTGCGCGGATCGGTGTCGCTGGTCGTCAGCACATAGCGCAGGCTTTTGCCCGTCTCCTTGCGGTATCGGCCGCCGACATTGCGCAGAAATTTGCTTACTTCTTTTTTCGCGGCCTCCATGTCCTCCGGCAGCCGCTCGTCGCTGTACTTGAGCTGCAGCCACAGGTCGCCCGCCCGAAAGTTGCAGTTGATGATCCTCGCCAGACGGCGGACTGCCTCTTTCTCGTTCGCCGCGATTTTTCTGGCGCTGCTGTTGCCGGCGATCCGCTTGGATCGGCTCTTGCGGCCCATGCGCGTCCGTGGCGACACATCCAGGATGCATCGCCGCGTCTCGACACAGCGGCCGGACACGATGTGATACTCCACCAGCTTTCTCATCCTTTCTTCCTCCGTTTTTCAGCCGGCTTTCCCCGGCCGCATTTGCTATCGCGCGCACACGTCCGCGACACGGTTGACGTTTTTCAACTTCTCTCGCTCTTCGGCGGCACGCAGTTAAGTTAGCCGTTAAAGGGCCCGGAAAGATACGCGCGCACGCGCGTATAAAATTAAGGTGTTTTTGCTGTTTCGTTCTCATTTCCGCGGCGCGTCCAGCGTCGCAGAAATCAGGGCGAACCAGTTTTTAACTTGCCGGTAACTTGCCGGTAACTTGCTCTTCAGCCCCGGCAGCGAACCGCTGCCGGGGCATTTTGCTATCCGTGCGTTTCCGTGCGTTTCCGTGCGTTATCCGCGGCCGTATTTGTGGTTGTTGCGTGCCGCCAGCGCCAGGCTTGCATCCGTCACCTTCTGCTCGCGGGCGCGCTCGGCGATCCGCCGGTCGCACTCCGCCCGTGCCGCCAGATATGCCTCGCACATCGCGTGGCACCCCGGCCGCCGCTCGGCGCACCCTTTACACGGTCCCGCCGGCATATCCCATTGCCTCCGTCAGCTCGCGGATCTGCTCGCGTGGCTCCAGCCGCCCAATGCACGCCATCCACGCCGGGCAGTCCTCCGCGTCGCACCACATCCAGCGCTTGCATGTCTCAGCCTTCTGGCCCAGCGGCGTGCGCGGCACCTTGCGCTCCCTCCATTCGGCCAGCAACCGCCCGGCCAGCATGCTTTCCAGGTGCCGCACCTCCATCTGCTCCTCCAGCCGCCGGATGTGCTCTTCCTTCAGCTCCGCGCGCGTCTTTTCCAGCGCGCGCAGCGCACTTTCCATGTTCTCTTTCGCCTCTTCTGCAGCCGCCCGTTCCGCCGCCAGTGCCTTGCAGGCTTCCGCGCGCCACCACTGCTCCGATTCCAGGTCACGTCTCTCGTCGAGCGCGGCCTTGTTGGCATTTTGCGCCACTTTCTGCCAGTACCGCACCGGCAGCAGCACGCGCATCGCCAAATGCTTTGCGCACAGCCGCCCGCGCGGAATCTCTCTCCCGCAAAATTCGCATACATTCATGCTTCTGCCTCCCCTGCCGCGAAAACGTGCGGCTTTTTTATGTATTCGCAATACGCCTTTTCCAGCATCGCGCCCGGGCTGCCGCGCCAGTCCGGCAAAAACACCACCGCATCCGCGATGTCGATCATCGCAAAGCACACCCGCATGTAGTCCTGCGCCGTCATCCCCTCCGGCTGCTCCGCCGGGTTAAGTGGGATGCAGCCCATCCCGCTCACGGTCTCCGCCGCCCGGCGGAACTTCTCGCGGTATCCCTCGTCGCCGGTGATCTTCCCGGCGATGTAGATCTTTGTCAGTCGTCGTCCCACGCCACCCAGCTTGTCAGCGCGAGTGCCTGCCACATGGCCGCCGCATTTTCCAGCGTTTGCGCCATGAACGTCTCCTCCGGTGTGTCGAAGCGCATCACCGTGCCGTGCGCGTCCGTTGTTGCCGTCGTCGTCATGGTGACGGCCGCCTGCGCATCCTCCGGCAGGCCGATGATCTGCCGGTCGCGTGTCTGCCACAGCATTGTGCTGCCGTACATCAGCGGCGTCGCCTTGATCTCCCGCGCACCGTCCACCTGCATTGCCTCGCTCAGGCGCGCCAGTGTCACGTCCAGCATCGCGTGCTGCTCCGTCGACCCCCGCACCGTCACGGCCTCCTCCGTCGGGATCCGCCCGACCATCCGCACGATCTCCGCCAGCAGCTCCCGGCCGTCCGACCGCTGCAGGCTCTCCACCTGCGCGCTGTACGCCCACTTTTCGCCCAGCAGGCTCAGCATGCCCGCCGTCTCGCAGATCAGCAGCGCCCTGTTTTTTGCTTCCTTCGCCGCCAGCTTCGCCAGCCCCTTGTAGTGCATCATTCTTTTTGCGTCCCTTTCCATGCGACTGCATGTAGTATACGTGCTGCTGCACACTCTTCGGCGTGCGCCCCAGCGCCTCGCCCATCTCCTTGTAGGTCTTTCCCGCGCCCCACATCTCCAGCAGCTTGGTTTCTTCGTCCTGTGTCCAGTCTTTTCGCGTTCTCGGCATTGGTTCTTTCTCCTTCGGTCGCCGGAGGTAATCCCCCGGCGTGATAAATTCCGTGCAGCCGTCCCCCCCTGGGCACGGCCTGCGCCGCTTTTCGTGCAGGATGTACAGGCACACCGTCCCGACTCCGTGTAGCCCCGTGGCGGACCCGTGGTAGCATTGTTCGCACGTGCTCATAGTTCCACCACATACACGCCGCCGTACCGCCGCCGTTCGCAGCAGCCGCACGTCAGCTTCCCGCGCACGTTCCCGGTGTGCTCCACCCGCTTGCCTTCCTGCTTCATCCGCTCTGCGCACGGCACACACAGCAGCATTTCCTGCTTCATCCGTCGTTCTCCTTCCATTCCGCCACCATGTCCATGATCTCCTTGCACAGCATGCTCAGCAGCGCGCCCAGCCGCTCGGTCTGGCCCATGTCCTTGTAGCCGTAGCTCTCCCTTTCGTCTGCGTCCACGCGATAGAGCATCAGCTTCTGCGTGTCGTTTGCGTACATTTTTCCGACTTCGTTGTTCAAAAACGCCTCAAACTCTGCGTTCAACGTCGTCCTCCTTTCCCGGGCACCATGCCGGCCGGTATACCGGGCAGTCGTCCGTCGGTCTCCGGCCGATCACCGCGCCCCGCATCCGTCCCTCTGCCATGCACCGCGCCGCAGGGTATCCGCGCGGCCACGGCACCGTTTTCAGCTGCCGGCATCCGTTGCATCGTTTCCTTCCGTATTCGCGGATCATTTTCCGTACCGCACCACCACGGTCGGCTCGTTCCCGTAGCTCGTGTTCAGCATTTCGCGCAGCCTCGCCTCCCGGCGCTCCCGCGCGGCCTGCGCGATCGTTTCCATGCATATCGTTTTGCACATACTTTTCTCCTTTCTCCGGCCCTCTTCCGGGCACAGGCAGCGGTGCCTCCCCGCTGCCCGGCCCGCTCTCGCGGAAACAAAAAAAGAGGAGATGTTCCGGGTGTCCTGCACCCGGAAGAGGGTCGGTTTCTCCGATGTATCAGCCTGCTTCTCCGTGCTCGTCCAATCTGCCCTTCAACCGCTCTACCTTGCGCCTGCGCTCATTGCGCACATCATCCGTGCAGCAAAACAGCATTTTCATCTGCTTGAGCATGATCTCCACGTCGGCGATCTCCTCGGCAATATGCTCGAACGAACCCCGTCCGCGCAAGTACTTGCACAGCTCTTTCTGCAGCTCGCTCATTTCCTCCATCATCACCACGATCTGCATGGATGAGCCGTAGGTGTCCAGCGCTCTCTGCAGCACTTCTGTTTCGTTTATGTATTCAGCCATTCCGCTTCACCTTCTCCCCGAATGCCTCCAGCAGCTTCTCCGCAGCCGCTCGGGCGAATTTTCCCTTATAGTCCGGATCCCCGGCGATTTTCCCTGATATGTAGATCTTCATGATTGCCCTCCTTATCCGATCAATGTCGGTATTTCGTAATTGCACCAGAGCACTTCCGTGCGCCTATTGCCATTCTGGTTATAGGCTTTCCGCTCGATGATGTTCCAGCCACTCAGCTCGCTGTCATACATGGGTGAGTGATACCCGGATAGAATAACCGGCCCCGGATGTGCTTTCAGCGCTGCCAGCAATTTCTCATGGTCCGCGTCTGTCATTTCGTGCCGATACTGCTTTCCGCTGCGCGTTTCAAGCAAATACGGCGGATCTGCATAGATCAGCACGTTCTCGTGCCGGAAACGCCGA